ATGTATCACAATATGGTTATGGTTGGGGAACAAGCACATGGAATACAGGAACGTGGAACACGCCACGCTCTACATCTACTGTTACAATTGAAGGTAGAGGATGGTCTTTTGATACATTCGGTGAAGACTTACTTGCTACGGTAACACAAGGTAAAACATTTAAATGGGATACCTCTGTTGGTACAGGAACAAGAGCTGCGGAACTTGCAACAACACCAACGAAATCACAATTTAATTTAGTATCAATGCCTGAGAGACATGTCTTTTTATTTGGTACAGAGACTCTTATAGGCGATCCTACAACAGCAGACCCTTTATTCTTACGTTTCTCTTCACAAGAAACAACAACTAACTGGAACCCAACAGCCGTTAACACAGCAGGTTCTTTTCGTATTCAAGATGGATCATCAATTGTTACAGCCGTGCGTTCTCGTAATGCTGTATTGGTGTGGACAGATACAAGTTTAAATGCACTACAATTTGTTGGAGCACCTTTCGTCTTTAACTTAACACAAATAGGAGCAAACTGCGGTGCTGTTTCTCTACATTCTGCTGTTGATGTAAACGGAACGGCTTTTTGGATGTCACAAAATTCTTTCTTTAAATTTGATGGTGCTATTTCTAAGATGCCTTGCAGTGTGCAAGATTATGTCTTTAATGATTTTAGTATTACTAACCAACCAGAAACATACGCAGCCGTTAATTCAGAGTTTAATGAAGTAACATGGTTTTATGTTTCTAATAACTCAACACAGATAAATAGATTTGTTACTTACAATTATTTAGAAGATTGTTGGTCCACGGGTAGTTTAGCTAGAACAGCATGGATTGATTACGGTGTATATCAAAAACCATATGCTAGTGAATACACGACCACGGCTCTCGGAACAGTGCCAACGGTACTCGGTGTAACAGCAGGTTCTTCTATTATTTATCAACAAGAAACAGGTTTTGATAATGTTAATGCAGCCATCGATGCTTTTATAGAGTCAGGTGATTTTGATATTGCAGACGGACAACCTTTCTTACACATAGGAAGAGGCATACCAGATTTTGGTACAATGGTTGGATCTGTAGATATTAAACTTCGATTTAAAACATATCCTAATTCAACAACTCCTGTCACTGTAACAAGGACAGTTACAGCAACAACAGATAAATTTGATTTGCGTGGTAGAGGTAGACAAGCTAATGTGCGTATTGAATCAGATGCAGTAGGAGACAATTGGCGATATGGTACATTACGATTGGACGTTCAACCAGATGGAGGTAGATAATGGTAATAAATAGCCCATTACCTGGTCTTATAGAAGATCATTATAATCCATTAGATATGGGTAAGTATGAAGGCAACCCTAATCATAATCCAATGTACACCAATTTTCAAAACAGTGAATTTAACACAAATCAACCAGGTCTGGCTGTTATGTCTGATATTTATTATGGGGATGGTCAAAAAAACACTTTCGGTGATAGTCATTCAGCCAATCAATTTAGAAAATATTTAGAATCAATGGGTATCCCTATTCATTCTGGTCCTCAAGATGGTATTACTTATGATACTATGGATCAAAAAAATGGCGATAAATTTTTAAAGCCAATTTCTATTATGCCAACTTTACCTGGTGGAGGATTAAAATCATTACCAGATTACACAGACAAATTTTCAGGGTATGATACTAAAATTGGAGGATTTGATAATCAGTTTAAAGATATAGTAGGTAGGTTAGATAAGTTAGAACAAGGTATAGGAAGCATGGCTAATACGAATGTTCCCGAACCTACTCCTGTTCAAGGAGGTGTTCCTAGTGTATATTATGGAAATAATTCAAGAGGATATTAATGGCTAAAATAACAACAACAAGATTTCCTCAAGCAACACCAACATATCAACCAAGAGTATTAGATATTTTAACTCGTTTGTTAGAGCAGATTGTACAACAATTAAACTTTGGTTTTCAACAAGATTTAAAAGACGAATCTACAGCAAGGACGTGGTTTCTTGGCTGATGCATTTTTAAGTTTTTCAGGTACAGGTGGTGGAGCTCCTGGTACTGTGTATACAGTTCCTACAGCTAGTCTTGTTGCAGATCCTCCTATTCCTCCTACAACAACGTTAGTTAAAAGTATTCGTTTATCTAATGCTACAGGTGGGGCTGTTACTACAATAGTAAGTGTCACTGACTACAGTGCAACTATTGATGTTAATTTAATTAATAATAGTGTAGCTGATAGTGAAGAAATAGAATTACTTACTCAACCTATTGTTTTAGAGCAACAAGACTCTATTAAAATAACAGGAACGGGTGTAAAGATATTAATTAGTTTAATGGAGATATCATGATGAAAAAAGTACAAGAAGGAAAAGTTATAGGATACCAAAAAGTTCATGGACAAGATGTTCCTATTTATCAACCAGAAGTTCATACTGAAGTAAAACACAAGGTAACAGGAAAAGAATATGCTTCAAAAGAAGAAGCTCAATTAGATGTGGCTGATCCTAATACTGATACAAAGGACGAACACATTGAAGAAAATGTAATGATTAAAGTTATAGAGTTACCTGAAATGGGTGGCGACGTTAATATTTAAGCACCACAATTTTCACAGAAGTCATCACAAATACATTTGTCTTCTGCACAACCACAGGCAGGACAATTAGGAGCCATTAGATGTTGCTCTTAAATGTTTTTTCATGTTTTCTTCTACAAAATCTCTTTCTTCTTTATCTAAAGGTCTTCCGCCACTTATATAATCAGGGGTAGGATCTATTGTAAGAGTATCGTATATATCACCTTTTGGATAATCTTTACCTTTGGCTACTTCTTTTTGACAAGTACAACCTTGTACATGTCTTGTATGATCTCTTTCAATCGTTAATAGTCTTTCGTGATAACGGCCCACCTTGTCAGCTAAGTTAGCTAACGCCTTCAATACTTCTTGATTTTCCATAATTTCTCCTGATTTACAATTTTTGGGTGAGAACTAATTTAAACATGTCCATAAGATTTATCAAGTAATCTTTTTAGAAATGTTTTCTTGACATTTAAAACTTTAAAGCTTTCCACCCTTTAGGATGAGGAATACAATGTTCTGTCTTTATTCCTTCTTTCATTGTTAATAATATATCACCACTTATACTAATTCGAGCCTCGTCTTTTGTATTATCCTCTGTATGATGAAGCATACCACTTGGAAAGATAAGAAGATCTCCTGTTTTTACAGGATACACATAACTAGAAAAATTTAATTGGTTCCAATTAGATATATAATTTTCCGTAGGAGGAATAAATAAACCTGTTTGTTGTGCTAATTCTTTTTCAAATTTTATATTACCCATGTCATCATTGCGTACATAATAAACAAAACTAAAATGACTTGCTGTATGTTTATGACTAGCAATATGTTGACCTTTTACCGTGTAGGTAGCCCATGCTTTTGTTATATGTGTATCTAGTTTTTCTCTATTATATCCTTTAGCTTGTATGAATTCACTGATGCCTGTTGCTATTTTTTTAAAGACAGAAGAATAATTTTTATCTCTATGTAAATCATCTTTAGCATCGTCTAAGTCAGGTAGGTTAGTATTACCTGTAACATCTGTTGTTGCAGCTGTTGCTCCTGGTTTTTCTTTAACAAACTTTTCTATGTGAGGAATAACAGATCTTTCTTCCCCTACGTCTTTATAATAAACTGTTTCACCAAAAAATGTATTAACTCTCGCTTCGTTGCTCATAACTTACCTTTAAATATTCTATGTTGACTATCCAACTTTTAGGAATAGCAATGGCTCCTCCACCGCTGACATCTTCTTTATCTTCAGGACACACGCTAAAAGAACGCATAATAACTATTTTTTCACTATTGTTAGTAACCATCCACCCTACTTCTTGACATTTAGCCAACGGTGCATCCATTACTTTTTTTATATCTATCCAGCCAGTTTCTGTATCACGGGCATCGAGCCACGTCACACGGACCATCGGTACTTTCTGTATATCCTCTATCATATCCTAATTTCTCATTGCACATTACAATAAAAAGACCTATAAATATAGAATTAAATAGGTTTATTTATCCAAGGCTCGCCTTCTTGCAAAATCAGACAATATCATGAATTGCCAAGGAGTACATGTTTAAGAAGTTTTTTAGAAAAGTCAGAGAAACAGTAAAAAAAGTAGCACCAATTGCAGCCCCTCTTGCGGGTATGGCTTTTGGAGCACCTATAGGTATGGGTATTGGCGCTTTGATGGGTCAGTACGGCGGTAAGAAAGGTGCTCTTACAGGAGCAATGCTTGGTGGTTTAGGTGGTTTAGGAGGAGATTTTTTTAAAGGAAAAGGATTATTTGGAGAAGGTAAACTAGGATCAAACATTATAGGAAATCTTGCTAAAAAAGGTGTTGAAGGTTCAGGACTTGCAGGAACCATACAAAATTTATTAGGGGGTGAAGCAGGAAAACTAGGTGTAGGAAAAATACTCGGTAATGACTTAGTACAAAAATACGGCATACCTGCTTTAATAGGAATGTTTACTAAAAATCAATTAGACAATCAAGACATGTCTAAAGCTAACATTAATGACTACAGATCTTTAATAGACGAAAAATACGGATCAGTTACGGGAGGAAGTCCTTTTGCAGCAGATAACTTTAGAGGTATGCAATATAATCCTGTTAATGAACAATATTATGATTATAAAACTACAGACGGTGATTACAAAAATTTTAAAATAGACGATGACGGTAAAATTATAGAAGACATTTCAGTTGCTAGTGGATTTAATGACGGAGGAATTGCAGCTCTTAATTTTGGAGGTGCTCCTCATAGAATGAGCTTTCAAGTAAATCAACAACCTGTTTTAAATAGAGCAGTGGGCGGAGAAATATTTGATCCAAGCATGAGTGGTAACGAAATGATGAAAAAAATAGAAGACAATCCAGGAATCACACAATACTTTCCTCCTAAATTTGGAGAAATAACTGGGCCTGGTGGACCAAAAGATGATAAGATACCAGCCATGTTAAGTGACGGTGAATTTGTTATGACAGCTAAAGCAGTTGACAACGCTGGTGGTCCTAAGGCAATGTACAATTTGATGAACAAATTGGATCCAGAATCATCTAAAGGAAAAGGAATATTAAGCTAATGGCCTACGAAGATTATACACAAATAACAAGAGAAGCTCCTTACCTTGAAGATTTTAGAAGAAGATTTTTACAAGGTGCTTTTGACTTAACTAAACAACCTGGAGCAACATCTCCTGAAAGAGGAATTGCAGGATTAGATGTTTTTCAAACAGGAGCAATGGATCAATATGCGGCTAACATGGGAATTGATCCAAAAACAGGATTACCTACGGGAGCAGGTGCTAGTTTTGATCCTTATTTTAAAGCAGGCTTAGGTGCTTTAGAATCAGCCCAAAAACAATATGATCCAAGCACTAGCAACTATAAACAATTTCAAAATCAATATCAGGCTGATGTAACTAATGAAGCTTTAAAGCAAATGGATCAACAAGCTCAATTAGCACAAAATAAATTAGCAGGGGATGCTGTACAAGGTGGTGCGTTTGGTGGGTCACGATTTGCGGTAGAAAAATCACAATTAGATAGCAACTTACAAGATATTAAATCACGAAGAATATTTCAAGATCTAGCAC